AAACCTAAACCTGTTAGACCTGCACCTAAAGCAGTTTGAAACAAACCTGGTTGTTGTTGAAAAGTGCTTATAGTTTGCTCTGGTCGTACTGGCACACCTCTTAATAAACTTCCAAAATCTCCTAATTGATTCATAGCATAATTTTGTTGCCTTAAAAAATCTTGATAACCCATATCTAAACCAGCTTGTTGTAATGCTCTTTGTTGCGAACCTATACCTTGTAAAGCACTTATTCTACCTAAAGCATCCTCTTGTGTAGCTTGACCTATACCTTGCAAACCTTGAGCTGCTTGCAGATTATAACGACTAGATAGATCAAAAGCAGATTGACCAAACTTTTCTTGTGCTTGACGAGCTGCTTCATTTTGTTGTGCAGCACTCAAGCCTAGTCTAGCAGCTTGTTGTCTAGCTTGCTCACCTGCTTGAAAAGCTCTAATTTCCTGAGCACCTTGTTGTTGTAAAGCTTGTTGCCCTAATTGAAAACCAGTTTGTCCAAGTCTTTCTTGTTGTTGTCTTGCGGCTTCTTGTTGTTGAAATCTTTGTAAGTCTAATTGCGAAGCACCTAAACCTGCTGCACGTTCTGCAGCTAATTGTTGTTGAGCTGATTGAAATGCTGCCTGACTACCCGTTGCTTGTATATCACCTAATTGTTGTCCTAAATTACGTTGACGCTCTGCTTGTAAAATTGCTTCTCGATAACCACCTAAACTACCAGCAGCAGTTGCTTGATCTTCGATACCTTTACCCATAATGTCAGAGGCTCTAGTAGCTTCTCTTTTTTGAATATCAATTACATTTTGTTGATAAGGTGACATGAACCTACTTATATTTTGTTCATAGTTTATAGGCGTATAAGCAGGAGCTGCAGTGCCTGCTTGATATTGTGGTGCTATAGAACCTGCTTGATAGGTTTGTCCTAAATTTCCTGCTGAATATCCTGAGTCTGCTAAGTTTGCTTGATAACCAGAACCTATTGTGCCTTGCATACCATATCTGTTAGTAGCATCAGTAAACTGTTGTGGTGTACCTGATTGAGCTAGACCTCTAGTCATAGCTTGTGAAGTCAATTCATCTGGTGTGAAATAAGAAAGTCTTTGACCGCCATAAGGATCATAGCCTTGTATGCTTTCTGCCTCACCTCTTTGTAAAAGTCTTTTAAAATAAGGTTCTACATAAGCTGGTAAATCAGTTTGCGTAACTGTAGTTTCTGTAGGTGCTGAACTACCTCCGCCTTTATATCTTCTCATACGTCATCCTCAAAATTATATTCATAAAACGTAGCTGGTTTTTTCCAACCTTTTTTATTTTTGACCCAATTCCATTGTCCATGTCTACCCATACCTTCTAAACCATCGCAACCAGTTTCTTTAGCATATTTTGTAATTACATCTAAACCTTTTTCTATCCAATCTTGCATTTTTTTTCCTGATGTATGTTCTAGATTTAACATTTTTTTACCAGTTGGATAAAAGTTAAATAGTGTTATTTGTATACCAATAATTTCAAAACTACCTGTATCAAAAATTATCCAAAGTTGTGACTGATTGTTTAATAAATCATTTAAAACATCTTGCGGTCTCGTTCTGCCACCAGAACGATTAGCTGATTTTTGGATTAACTTTTCAATGCCTTCCCAAACTAAAATTACTTGATCTTGTGGAACAAGAGAAATTTCATATTCTTCAGTTGCTTCTTCTTTTAATAATGATTGATTCATGCAGGTAATATATTTTGTTCTTTAATTTTGTCTGCTTGCTGAGTAGTACCTGTTTTATCTTTTCTAACACGATCCATCATTTCATATAATTTTTTTGAACCAGCATCAGAACTGCCATCACCCAACATAGATACTACATCTGCAGGTACAATAAATTCATCTTGTGATACAGCTATTTTTTCTTTATTACCAATCATGCCTCTAAGATCGTCATCCATACCGCCATTACCCATGCCTTCTATAAGACCTTCAGTTTGTGCACCTGGTACGATACTTTCTAAAACTTGTTGTCTTAGTTTCATAAATTCTTCATTGCCATATTTAGCTATATAGGCATTTAAAGCTTCATTGTTATCAGACTCGCCTAATATAAATTTAGTAACTTCAGTAATTAATGGGTCTATTTCTGTATCTCCACCTTCTTGCATATAACCCATTTCGTTTCTGACACTTTCAGGTAATTTAGGCAAACCTTTATTATCTGCTGGTATAGGTTTTAGATCACCTCCACCAGAGTAATTAGATGGATATATATTAGAAAAATCCATTCCACTTAAATCAGCTAAATTGTATTCTGTAGCTAAAGGCATTATAGGTGCAGCAGGCTGACTAATAAATTCTTGTTCTGGTGCAAAACCACCTACAGGCATAGTACCTGGCATATTAGAATATTGTATAGGTGCTGATTCAACAATTTGTGGGCTACCTGTTGTTAAATCTGTATAGTCATCATAAGCTTCATTAAAATCAGATTCATATGCTGCTCTTCTTTTTGCTCCGACAGCTTTACCACCTCTAGGTGGTTCAGGATTATCTTTTACATATTGTGCTCTAAAATCATCTTTTGATAACTGTTCAGCTACTTTTGGTAATTGAGCTCTCACTTGATTTGCTAATTTACCCATCAGACCGCTACCACCACTAACTAGATTACTTTCAACAAAGGGATCGGCAGGCATAGAAAAAGATTTGCCCATAAACCCTTTGCCTGTATTCATAGCCATTGGTATAGGTGCTTCATTAAACTGTAAACCTTCAGGAGCTGTGCCTGTATAAGCTTGAAAAGGATCAATAGCAGTTTGTGGTGCTATAGAAGCTTGTCTACCACCAAAACCACCCTTAGAACCTGCATAGGTGTCTGTAATCATCGGAGGACCAAAACCTGCAGGCGATAAATTAGATGCTGGTGCACTTATAGTTGATGGGTTGAAGTACATTGTTTCAGGCGAAAATCCTGGCATAAAATCAGGATTGACTTGATAAGGCGTTCTGTCAGGTGCAAAAATTTGTGGCAGTTCAGTATAATCGCCTTCTTCTGCAGAACGAATACTGCCGCCTTCTTGAAACTGTGTTAAGCCACCAGCTGCACTATAAAGAATTGGTTCAGGAGTATTTCTATACATTTCTGCTCTACCTTCTCGTCTAGCTCTTTCTGCTTCTGCTAATTGTTCTTCAAACAATTCTTGTGATTCCATTACAGCTGTACCACCCATACCTATACCTGCAGGTATGTATGCTCCTGGTTGCATTAATCCTGTTGTAAGATTGCCTACACCTTCTTTAAATCCTCCTGAAAAAGCATCTTTACCTGCTTGAAAAGGAGTAGGGTCTGTAGCTAAATAATCTGCTGAACCCATAACATTTCCAAAACCTGAAGTTCCTGCTTGATTTATAGTAGGTTGTAAAGCATTTACTGTTTGACCAGACTGTAAAGCAACTTGGTCTAAACCAGCTGTATTTAACAACTCTGCAGGAGGTCCTCCACCAGCAATTATACCGCTTATTTCATCAGGACTTAATTGAACTCCTGTTTTTAATAAACTTGGATCGGCTAAAGCTACCTGAGTTGCAGCATCTGTGCCTAATGTAGTAGCTGCATCTGTGGCTGCTTGTGTTGCTTGTGCACCTTGAGCTGCAGCTCCTGCACCTTGTAGTGCTGTTCCTATACCATATCCTGTTAAACCAGCTAATAAACCCTTTTTAAGATCGCCTGTTACAGCATATTGTGCTAAACCTGAACCTAAAGCAGAAGCTCCTAATGTTCCTAAAGCAGTTCCACCTAATAAAGCACCACCAGCCATTGATCCTAAAACAGGTGCTAAGAAAGGTAAAAAAGCTTCTGGCTGTCCTGTTTCAGGATTTATTGTCAAAGGCACTTGTTGTGCTATGGCATTTACTTCCATAGGATTAACGTGCATCAACATAGAATCGCCATAACGACCTTTTGAAGCTATATTTTTTACTTGTTTTTGTACTTCATTCATACTTCCACCTTGATTAAAATTATGTGTTTGACCGCCTTGTGCTAACTGTATATTACTTACACCGCCTTGACCTGTGCCTTCTTGTGGTCCGTAATAACCCATATAATTTCTTAATTGAGCATAAGGATTAATACCTGCATCATCTATACTGCTTAAATATTGTACAAATTTTTGCAAACCTTTCGCTTGTGTTTTTGGTTTAAAATCAAATTTGTCTACAACTTTATAACTACCATCATCTTGAGGCATTGCTGTAGCTTGTCCTAAAAATGTTTTTAAATTATATCTTGGGTCTTGTATTTTTTTAGCCAAACCAAAAAGACCCATAGGACCACCTACATCAGCATATTGTGCTCCTTGTGCAGTAGTTTCATAATCTTTATATTCTATAACATTAGGATTTATACCTGTTGCAATTTTTTCAGCTACTCTTTCAGGACTTTGACTATAAGCAATTACTTCTTTTAAAGCAGTTTTTTCTGCTGTTGATAAATCTGCTTCAGTTCTATCTTGTTCAGGATTAAAAAACTGTCTTATATTTATAGGCAATAAACTATCGCTATCTATTTTTTTTGTTTCTCTTGATTTTTTTTTATCAGTTTGTTTTGATTTTTCTTTTGTTGTAGTAGGTTTGTTATCCGCAAATGGATTTAAACCTGAAAAAAATTCTAATAATTTTGGATTCTCTCCAAAAGGTCTACCTGTCATAGGAGTTGGTGAGCCTTTTTTAAAGTCAAATAGTTTTAAAGTTTTACCAGCTCTAATTTTATTAATATCTTTAATATTATTTAACTTAGCTAAATACTCAACATTAGTATTATACATTTGAGCTATTTCACTCAAAGTATCACCTTGTTTAATTTTATGCTCTGTAGGTAAAAACATTATCTTTCCTCTTTAGTTTCACAGCCAAATACGTTAAAACTCATATCAACTGCACTGGTATAAACTTTTAATACATCTGTTTGATTTAATGTAATTCCTAACACTATGGCAAATGAGTCGTTAGCTGCGACTGATTTATCATAAAAAATAAATTGTTTATCATCTGCACCTGCACCACCTACATGAACACTTAGTCTAAATGTTATTGCAGAACCTGTTCTATTAGCTGCAACTATTGAACTGACTGTAGTTTGAGTCATATCTGGCACAGTATATAAAACTGTTGTGGTAGTAGCTGCTGGGTCTAATTGACCTAATACTTTTAAATCATCAGCCATGTTTCATACCCATTAATAAAAACTGATGTTTTTTAGATGCTTTACTAGTCACTGGTGACTGCATTTTTTGTACAGTTATTATTTTATTATTTAAATCAGCAATTGCCTGTTCTAAAACTCTTCTAGTAATCGCCTCATTATCTGTGTCGTATTCTCTAGTTGGTAAAGGTAAAGCTATAGTTTTTATATCAGCCATTAGCGTTTTCCATCAGGTCTTATTTCTAATCTTAAATCTCCAAGTCGCCAACCAAAGTCGTTTGAACTATTGGATATTCTCAATGCTGCTTGCCTACTTCTAGTTCTTGTATTTGCAAAAGTAGAACTTGGAGTTACATCAACAGTTTGTAAAGTTCCTAAACTTTCTAAAGGATAGTTTCTACCTTTTATTGTAAAAGTAACTGTGTCTGCAGTAGATTGTTGATCTCTAAATTCTATATCTGGTATTAATTTTGAAATAAAAGTAAATCTTTCGCCATCTGGTGCAAGATCAAAATCACTAGATTCTATAAAAGCAGAAAAATTACTACCATCGTTACCATGTCCACTCTCGTGATTATATAAATAATTTAAATTAGTTGTATCATTTTTACTAGCTGCTAAAGGTAAATTTAATGTTGGTGCATCATGCCAAGCAGTTCTAACGAAATCATCTGCAGTTGTACCTATAGACCAAACACCTTCTAAATAGTTATATAAAACATATCGGTCTATTTCTGTACTAGAGCTAGAGGGATAAAACCATATAATTTCATTTACGTTTTCATTTGAACCTGCAAAAACTTTATGTGCTTGAGTTAAGTTTATATCTGATAAAACATAGTCTAATACTGTACAAGGCAATCTTTCTGCAGTTCCTGAGTAAACATAAAAACCATTACGATCCATAAAAAATACTCTGTTGTTAGCATTTACCATAGCATTAGGCGATATTATAGATGGTCCTGTTGCAACTTCAGTAAAAGAAAAAACAAAAGGTTCACCAACAAAACGCATTGAAACAATACCTGCATCTGTCCAAATAAGTATTTCTTGTCTTGTTCTTAAAGCTCCTATAATTGTTGAGCCTAAAGATAATTGTACTCCACCTGCTTGATTTGTTGCTGTCGGTGTCCAGTCAGCTGCGTTTTCAGTATCAGAAAATCTTACTAATAAAGGATCAATTGCACTTGAACCTATTGGATTACAACCAAAAGCTATAACGTGCTTATCTATATCTGACATCATTATTTGTAATACAACTGTTGGCACATTACTAGCACCACTTAAACTTGTTGCATTGACTGCTCTATTACCTGTACCAGAAGATTGATCCCAGTAATAAACTCCACCAGCTCGCACTGCAGCTATTGTGTCATCGCCAAAATTATCTATTGACCATAAACGCAATTGATTCAAAGGTGATAAATCAGAAGATGAACCAAAAGTACCTGCACCCCAAGTATCTATACCCCAACCAGTGCCAGGCATATAAACATCTAAACCTGTATTAATTTGATAAGACCCATCTACTCCAGAACCACCATTACCACTATCACTAGAATTAGCTGTAACTTCGCTACCTGTAGTATCTTTAGCAGTAAAGGTATAGGTATTTGTACCTGTTACAGTATCTATTTGATATTCTTGATTTAAAACAGCTGCAGTTATAAGTCCACCTAAAGAAACTGCACCAGATAAAGTTACAAAGTCGCCATTAACTGCTCCATGATTTGAGTCAGTTGCTGTTATTGTGCTTGAGCCATTAGTTGCAGCAAAAGTTATACTATTGGTACTAGTTTTTCTTATAGGCGTAACATCATGTATAACATTACCTTCTTTAGCATAAAGTTTTTGATGTGTGCCTAAAATTGTGTAATTAGAACCATTTGATGCTCTATAGTTGTATAGCTTCCTACAAGTGCCTATAAAACTATTTACTGTATTTTTAACCCAACCGCCTATACGTTCAGGTCTGCCTTTTCTAAATCTAACTTTATCAGCATCAAACCAGCCACCCTCATTACTATAATTAGTACCTTCTTTATTTATACCTGGTTTAAAAACATATTTAGCTAATGGCATAGATTAAACCTCATGCCAATCTTGACCTTGAAATAACATGGCTTCTGCTTCTCTTCTTCTAATAAGACCATCTAAAACTTCACCACCTGCTTTGTTCCATCTTTTTATTTCAAAAGGTACTTTTTCAAATTCTGCTTTATTCAAACATTTCAACATAGTAGATGAAGATAAATTAGAAGGACCTAAGTTATAAGTCCAAGCTACTAAAGCATCAAACTGACATTGAGATAAAGGCACTTCTACTAGTTTTTCTACATACTCTTCATATTCTACTAACTCTTCATTGAGCCATTCTTCGGCTTGTTCTTGTGTGCAAGTGTCACCTTCTTTTACATTTTTAATTCTGCCGTAAGCTATTGTCCACCTTTCTGCAGGACATAAGTATGCTTCTAATTTACAACCTTCAAATTTTTTTATAAGAGCTTTGCCTTCTTCAGATATTTTCATATTACTCCCCTTTATCATTTGTAGTAACTTTTCTATAGTAAACCACAACTTCTTTAAGTTCATTTATATACCTCTTTAACTCTTGTGTATTGTAAGCCATTAACTCATAGTCAGGTACAGACATAGCTAAAAACACTACTTTGCCTTGATCTTTTTCTATAGTAGCTAAAAATTCTTCTAGGTTTTTAGTTGAAACTACATACCAATAAGGTTCTTTTAAATCTATTTCTCTAGGCAATATAGGTTGAACAATAGTTCTTTCTAATGGTTTGCTTATAACTTCTACTTGTTTAGTCGGTATTAGACTGCAACTGTAGACCATCATCAAGCAAATCAATATTACGACTGATTTCTTCAATACTCTCAAATACATTTTTAGTTCCTTTATTTACTCTAGGTTCTATCAAACCTGGTTTAGCAAAAGCAAGTTTACTCAAATCATGCCTTTTAAATACATCTAAATAGCGTTGCATTTCTGCTTCGTACTGTTGAGTTTTAGATTGTAATTCTAATAATCCTTCAGTTTGCAATTTAAAATCATTTTGCAAGCTTTCTATTGCTGCTTTCTGTTCTTTGTCTCGTAGTTCAAAAGCTTGATTTATTTCAGCTAATCTAGAATTTTGCCAATACAAAAAACTACAAGCCATAAATAAAATGCCAACTACACCTAATAATATTTTACTCATATGTATAAATTTTTAATGCACT